GCGGGTCGAGAAGGTGATGCAACCAATTACGAAAGTTAGTCCACATTATTTCTTACCTTTCTTAGCAAAGATAGATTTCTCCTTATGAGGCGTTTTAGACAGAAATTCCTTTGCAACTGCTGGTGAAGGCCCACCTTTACCCGCACCGCCATGTGCAGCAGCTTGCATAAGTCTGAATTGTTTAGCACTCTTGATAGGCATTATGGTAGCTTTGGTAATTCTGTGTTAGGATAGTCAATAATATACAGAAAGCCTACCAGAGCGAGAATAATTAACGCTACTGTATCAAAGGGTTCTGGTAGGCCCAATAATGGTAGCAATAATTTAATACAATAGACCACGACGATGACAATGACGAGACGAATTAGAAGTTTAATCATTGACTCATCCTATGGAAACGAGGAACCGACTTAATCTTATTCTCGTTCTCTAACACTCGATTACCGTGATAGAATGCTGTCCAATCGTTTGTCGCCGCGAGGCGCTGTATAAGTTCCTCTTGACGCTTTATCTTAACGAATTCACTTTCTGACTCATCGAAGAAACGGTCTGCCGTATCGCATAGATAACGGATAGTATCGTAAGGGTCATCGCCGCTAAATTCTGCAACATCCTCGGCAACCTTACCTTCTTTTGGTTTATCATAAGAGCAAGCCTTAATAGCATCTATGAGAAGTTTACAATTATTGAATATCTGTAACTTCGGTAAATTCGTTTCTTCCTCTGGGGGGTCAAATAATCTAAGATATGCTTGGTAAGCAGGCATACCCTTGTTTCGCATTACCCACATCGCATATTCCTCGCTGTAGGATGGTATGTCCTGCGTAGGAATATACTTTTGCTTCCATCTCAAGTATTCATGTAATAGTGCCTTACCCGCGATACGACTACCAGCTAAATTAGATGTCAGTTCAACCTGTGTATCCAACGCCGTTGATATCTGTTCCTGAACTGTATGTTCTTGACCGCGGTCCTGTCCTGCTGACTTGCAGAACTTAACGATACGCGGGTTTTCCTTGTCTATGTATTCTTTGACGAAGGGTGCCCATTCCTCGATTTTGGTTCTGATGAAAGATTGTTCTCGATATACGTATACTCTTTTAGTAGGAGAGATAGCTCCATAAGCAACGTATGTCTGGGCGGCGTATCCCCAATCTCCGATAACAATACGCGGCCACCATTTGGGAATATCAAAGGGTTCGACGACGTGCAATGCATTCTCTGGTTCATCGATATAATGCCTATCACGAAACTCATCAAATACTTGACCAAGATATGCTGACCAATCTCCAAACTTCTTAGCACGCTTCTCAGCTTCACCTAATCCTTCTAAAGTCTGAGCATACGTTGGGTCAATGTGGTCTTTGTTATCCTCATATGTAGAGTGGATGTATATACGTTTGTTGCCTCCGCGCCCGACGATAATCTTACTTCCGGCGGGATACGGGTCAATAAAACGCTTCTTAACAAAAGTATGACCAATACCTCCTGGCATACCAGCACCGCGGATAAGACTTGGTAAGCCACTATCTTTAGGAGAACGAGTTCTCTGAAAGCCAATATAAGTATAAATGTATTCAGTATAAGAAGTAAGCTCATCAGGCGTATAAAGCGAGATTTCCATGGAGTCATATTTGTGAACATCATCTTCATTCTCACAATGACCTAGAAAAATCATCGCCCCCATATTACCTAAGCCACGGCCTCCCATTTGGTCCTCTCTAGGGAAGGTCCATGCCATATCGGTGTTATTATACGTGGCCCCGAACTTACTGTATATTTCCTTAGAACGTGGGACTATTTCCCGCTTTAATTCAGGATGTGTTCTGCGTTGAAATACCTGCTTGAATCTCGGATTCTTATACCATCCATGTGCAAGTGGATATATAAGAAGAACGTCTGATTTACCAGAACCCGCACCGCCCCCATAAAATGCTTCCTTAATAGTATAAGGTAAGGCTAGAAAGATAGCCTGTTTCGGGTTAGGCTTCCATTCTATCCTACCTAGATTCATTACGTTTCACCTAGGAACTCGTTAATCTCATCCCGAATATGAATCAACATGTCCCTATCAGGATTAGTCGGAATAGGATTAGGTGGTTGACTAGATTCAGGTTCTACAGGCGCACGCCATTTAGTAATATCACCATAACCTGATGGATTAGTTCTACCCCATCGTGGTTCGGCTATGCCTTCGGCATCGCGTAATACATCATACATCTCACCCTTACCAGAAGGGTCAACTCCGGGCCGATGCTTAAACAAGATACAGTTGATATTTCTATCGTTATACTCTGTGCCAGAATCTTTGAAGAACATTCCAGCACCGTCATTCCGCATATCCCATGCAGATGCATTAGTTACTGTCCATGCTCGCTTAGGACCAGCACCTAAATCATTATACTTTACACGATTACGTTTAACGATTTCTAAACCGTTTGGATTAGGATTGGGCACAGGAGGCTCCGGTGGTTCAGGTTCAGGATTGGGATTATAAACAGGAAATGTTTTCAACTCTGCTACGGTAGTAAACCATACTTTACTTAGACTACCATTAATCCAAGCAATAGCACAATTCTCACCATCACGATAGAATTTACTGGCTAGGCAATTACCTCTTTCGAGTAGTCTAACAATTCCATCAACGATACAGATAAGAGGATTCTCACCTAATGAAGATTTACCACCGTGACCCACTGTTACGTTTCCCCTAATGATATATTCGTATATACCAGTNNCAGGNTCATGGAAATGGTCAATAGTTTTAACTAGTTGTCCTGCATCATTAACTTGAATGTATCCTAATGAGCCTGTTTGTTCAGCATTAGTAACTACGACAAGAGAATTATCAGGTTTATAAATGCAGCAACGGGGAACTGAATAGCATGACTTTGATTTCCAAGTGCCATCCCATTCCCATGCTAGATTAGCTACCTGTTGACTAGTGCCAGCTATCTTACCGTTAGCTGACATATCTAACCAGATTACATCCTGATTATTATTTGGTCTAGGAATTATATTAGATTCAGTCTTAATGTGTAAACCGTTAAATAGAACTGCATACTTTCCACCCGGCCTAGCAACGCAGAAACCGTTTTGACCTGTATTAAATTCTAACGGTTTAGTTGCCATTATTTGTATTGCCCAGTAAGAACGTTGAGAATCTTATAAAGAATTGATATGGTAAGAGTCCCATTACCATTTGTATAATTACTACCTGACCAATTCCATAATTGAATAGATTCATTAGGAAGAAAATTGCTACCAGTATCAGGTAATCCATTTGCATCTGTAGCATCATTAGGATACATGAATGTTGCACGGTCATTGAGTTGTAGCATTGTTAATCGTGAACTCATCCAATGAGTTACGGCAATACCCCCAATAGTAAGTGCTAAATCATGTGCTTCATTAGTAGCAGCTAAGTTAGCGTAAGCAATAGTTCCAAAATGATAAAGCAAATCAGCCTGAACTGGAATAGCTAATAAATTCGGTCCCTGTGCTGGAGCAATTATAGCAGGCACTGTGCCTAATGCTTTTAATTGAGCACTAGTAATATTCTTAGTAGCACCGTGTAAAAATCCACGGCCTGGAATGAGCATCTCCATTGTAGTATCAATCAGCGGCCTACATCTACTCCACCGACACGTTGATGGTTAGTTCGCCCGAAATAGAATCCTACAACAAGTGCTCCTAGAACATTAAGCTGCATTAGAGCTGAAGAAGAAATCTCCGAAACAGATTTACCGTAAATCGCAACAGAAGCATTGACACCTAAGACTACAACAATAACAGAGATCGCTAAAAAGGATTGAGTGTATTCCCATACTCGATTAATATTTCTCTGACTCGCAGTATGCTTATCTTGCTCTAAAGTTGTAGTTGCTACAGCTGCTTCAGCCATATATTAGCCAACGGCAGTAAGAGATACATTAATGTTACCTGTAGTGCAACGAAGGAATCGTGCAGAAGTTTCTGCCCCAATTGTATCAGCACCAGTTAATACGTCAAGTGGTGAGAAGGCCACGACGTTGGAAACTTCTACAGCGGCATCTGCTTGGACTCTTACAGTTCGTGCAGGTAATGCATATATTACGTTTTGTAATATAGGCTGAGCATAACCAATTGAGAGTAATTGTGTAGGCATGTTACTCATTCACCTGCATGACGGGGAATTTATCTTCAGATAAAAGCTTAGGCGCATACATGATGAATTGGATATTAGGACCATTAGTGTCCTTACCCTTGTCATCAGGTTCCATATCTTTGATTACGCCTGACAAGTTCCTAGCGATAGCAGATAAATCGGAGGCTTTAGCTAAGACTAACTTATCGTCAGTAATACTATCTAATGCCTTATAGAGCTTACTAGAAGCTCTCTTAGCAATCTTTTCTTTTCGATTATTAATGTGGTCACGAACTGAGGTGGGCTTGTTGTATGTGGCTAGGCTATTAGTGCCATTGCCATACGCTTCTGCTGATTGGTGGGAAAGTCCTAATGCCTCGGCCATTTCGACACCGGCGGCGCGGCCTTCTATCGCAAATTCCTCTCCTATGATTTTTCTAATAGAATCAGGAACATTCGACTTACCATTACCACGACCTAATGGCTTAGGATTAATTACTTCGCCAGAAATGGGAATACTATTGCCGACAGGGACACAGTTCCCAATCTCTTTCTCGAAGTCCTTTTCAGAAACAATCCCTAGAGGCATATGATACACCGATAGTTATACTTCGGATATGAAATATGATAATCCTTACCTGCGAATGCTTGTATTATACACCGGCCCTGCCTCCTTGTCAACTGCCGACAGGCACTAGAATGCCCTCCCAAGCCACAGAATCGACTCAGGTTAAACGCGAGTCGCCAGACCGACCCTCAGCCCGTCCCGACCCCTTGACGGCTCCTACAGCGATAGAATCTAATATACATAAAATAAC